TACCAACACTAGGACCACGCCTTCAAAAAATAAACCCAGAAACAATGCAATTAGTAAAAGTTTATGAATGTGTCACTGAGGCTATGAAAGAAAATTCTTCTTTGAAAAGACCCAGTATAAATAAAGCAATTTTAAAAAATACAGTTTATTGTGGTTTTCGTTGGCTTTTCGTTGATAGAGAATTAGACCCAAATATTATTCATAAAATTTCTTCCACCAAACAAACCAAAGGACAAAATTTAGGTTATATTGCTCAAATAAACAACGACAAAACACAAATTGTTAATGTATATATAGACAGAAAAACAGCTGCACATTTCAATGGATTTCAATCAATTTCTGCCTTAGACAACCCAGTTAAAAATTTTACTTTAACAAAGGGATTTTATTACAAATTGTATGATGATTGCGACGATGAATTAAAAGCCGCGTTTGAAGAAATAAACGGAGAACCTATATTATATAGAAATGGTGTAGGACAATTTGACACGGACAATAAAATGATAAAAGAATTCATATGCAAATATGATTGCATTAAGCAAGTCAAAATAAGCGACAAAACCTTAGCAAAAGCATTAGATAAAAATGTAATATATAATAATTATTATTATAAATCACTAGAAAGCAAGATGAAAATATTGTAATTATTGTAATAATATAAATAAATGCAGAATGCTACCACAATACATGCATCGCCAAATTATTCGCCGAAAACTTGTTATTCTTCCAATGACCTTTCATCCCACTTGATCTTGTCAAGTAATTCTTTCGCCTAGTTTTATTTTTGTGTTTGGTATAATCCTCGTATCCCATTTGACCAAAATAAACCCACTTTTCCATTTTTGGGTCTTTTATCATATACTTTTTCTCCTTGCGAGTACTTCTAAAAATCTTCCCATTTTTCTTACCTAAATACTTGTATGCCATTCTTTGTGCCTGAGCAGGATTTGAATATTTGTAAATTTCGTCTCTCATATTATTATTAAATATTATTTAATAAAAATTAATATTATTTATTATAATTTTTTTAGTATAATCCAACTTAAATAGTTATTTACAAATATAAATAATGAGTTTCAAGAGTCTTTTTTGTTTTGGAAAACCCGTTTTTCTAATTTTTGGAGCCAACGGGTGGATTGGTGGGAAAGTGTGCGCGTATTTGAAAGAAAGCAATATTAGATTTTACAAAGCGTCTTGCCGTGCTGATGATATTGAAGGTGTTCGCAAGGAATTTGTTTTGCATCCCGATATTACAAATGTAATGAGTTTTATTGGAAGAACGCACGGAACATTTGAAGGGCAGAAAATAACTACGATCGATTACTTGGAGAAACCAGGGAAGCTAGTAGACAATTTGAGAGATAATTTGCATTCACCACTCTCTCTCGCCATTCTATGTAAAGAAAAAGATATTCACTTTACTTATTTAGGGACTGGTTGCATATTTGAATACGACGACGAACATCCATTTGGAGAAGAGATAAATGGTTTCACTGAATCTAGCAAACCCAATTTCTTTGGATCTTCTTATTCAATTGTAAAGGGTTATACTGATCAACTGATGCACCTTTTTAGAGATTCAACATTGAATCTTCGCATAAGAATGCCCATTACAGATGAATTTAACGAGAGAAATTTTATCACAAAAATTACTACTTACAAGAAAGTATGCTCAATACCCAATTCAATGACAGTATTAAACGAATTGATTCCTCTTATGGTTGATATGGCTTCTAAGTGGAAAACCGGGACAATTAACATGACAAATCCTGGGCTAATTTCACACAATGAAATTTTAGAAATGTATAAAGAAATAGTCGATCCAGATTTTAAGTGGACAAATTTTACTACTGACGAACAAAATGAAATCTTGTTATCAAAGCGCTCCAACAACTTTTTGGACACTAATGCATTGCAAAAGTTATATCCTGAAGTAAAAAACATTCGCGACTCAGTGAAAGATGTACTAATATTAATGAAGGAAAATATAGCGTTAAAATAAATAAAATAATAAAAAATTATATTATATATATTATAAATGGATTTTAAACATTTATCAACTTCTAAAATTTGTTTAATATATGTTTACTATGAAAGAAAAAACTGTGAAAAAAATCAAACAAATTTATCTTTTTTTATAAATTATGGTTTAAATAAGTCATTGTGGGAAAATTTGGATATAACGACCGTTTTTGTATTAAACGGAAGATGCGAGGTGGTCATACCCAAAAGTGAAAATATTATTGTATTGCAAAATAATACATCAAATTATTCTGATTACGAGGGATGGCGAGACGGAATTTTGCATCTATGCAATTTGCATAATAGAGAATTGTGGGAAAACTATGATTATTTATGTTTGATGAATTGTGGAACTTGTGGACCCTTTATGGAAGCGTCTCAAACCACACATTGGTTGTACCCATTTTATGAAAAAATGCAGGTAAAAAAAGCAGTTGCAAGTTCGCCATATTGCAATGTCGTTGACAGTTATGCATTATCGTGCCATTTTTCTTTTATTAAAATTACCAACGATATTATGAAATTATTAATGTGCACTCCTATAGGTGGTTCACCTGCAGTATTAACAGCAAAAAGGAATAAGACGGAAGCTATAGATACTGGAGAATTTGGATTGTCGCAAGTTTTATTAAATTCAGGTTATAATATATGTTGCCTATTTTATAATGATATACGGAATGAATGTGATAAAATAAGAAGAGAATTTAAACATGAAACAAATGACACCATTCTTAAAAATACAATTTTTATAAAAAATGTTTGGCGCGAGAACAATGGTAAAATTTATGCAAGCAAACCAGTTTTATATAACTTTTGCAAAACTTTTATAAATGAGAAGTTAAAATATAAAAACATTTTCGATGACTTATTGGTTGAATATAATTATAACAAATTAAATAATGAATATACAAATGCACGCATTGATATAAATAAAGAAGACTATTATAAAAATTATGGTTTTGCAGAAGAAGATGTAATTTTTCCAAAAAAAGGCGACTTTACTCACTCTTGCGTTATTTATGCGCATTACGATGACAAAAATATTATAGCAAATTATGTTATTGAGGGATTAAAAACATTAATATATTTGGGGTACGATGTATTGTTTTATACGGCTTCGAAAGAAATAATTAACTACGATTTGTCTATTTTACCATTTCATGTAAATTTTATTGAAAACTCAGGACCAGGAACTGATTGGAAAATTTTTTTAAATGGTTTAAAAAAAATAAAAACAGAAAACCTTAACTATGAATGGATAATGATAATGAACGATAGTCTATTATTTCCTATTAATGGAATACAAAATTTAACAGATACTATAAATGATATGAGATACAATAGCGATTTTTGGAGCCATTGGCAATCTAACGAACATTCGCGGCATTTAATCGGTGTTCCAATTGAATTCAAAATAAAGTTGGTTGATTGTGCGTTGGAGTTTATTCAAGTAAATATTGTAAACTGTAAAAATAGAGAGGATAATATATCTTTATTAGAAACAAAATTCTCGCAAAATTTTTTGAATAATGGATATAGATGTAAAAGTGTTTTTGAAGAATCTGAATATATAATGCCACAGCCACTTTATTGCCCGTCCCACAATCCATACATACTTAATCAATGGGTAAATAACCCCAAAGCATTTGCAATAAAATGGAAATATAGCATTTCTTATCTCAATAATGAATCAGTGAGCGCGTATTTTAATTATCTTACAAAGTATTTACACTATGGACCAAGTGGTACAATTTCGTGTGGCGAAATTGTGGGATCATTTCCAAGTTCAGCACATTTTGAAATAAAAAAAAATTAGAATAATAAAATATTTTCAATAATTTAAAACTTTGCATTTATTTTTATATCCAATTCAAAGTGGATATAAAAATAAATAAATTATACAAATACAATATAATATATAATGTATATATATTATTAAGAGTAATAAAATTATATTGTTGTTTTCTCTATACATGGAAAATATCTTTTAATAATAATAATTTCTGCTTTTTTATTCAAAGACTTTATTTTTTCAATAATCTCGTCCGCAAAATTCCACGCTAGTATTGTTACTAATATTTTGCTAGACGAGTCATCTTTAAACTTATTCAAATCTACTATTGGTATATTTAATTTTGGCGAATTTAGACCTATTTTTAAGGGATTCTCGTCAATAATATAATCAAGCATAATATTTCCACTGCAAATCACAGTTTGTCCTTTTGCGGATGCACCAAAACCTATGCATATATAACCATTTTTCTTATAGGTTTCGATTTCATTTTTTAAATTTTCTAAACTTTGTTTTGATTTTAGATTAAAATTATTATATGTATCCGTTTGATACAACCCATTATCTTTTTCCCTATGTAATTGTTGTTCAATGTTGTAAATTGAATTATCTTTATTCTTTTTAATCTCAAAAATATAACTACACCCGTGGATAGTAGTTTCTAAAACCCTATTTAATGTAAGACCGTTCCGTAATACAAGTTTATTCATTGAATTTGTATTAAAAAATGATATATGTTCGTGATAAATGGTGTCAAATTCATTATTTAAAATCATATTTTTTTGAGATGTTTGAATAAACAACGAAGTTGAATCGTTCATCACTAATTTGCAGGCCTGCAAAAAATCATCTATTTTTTCAGTGTGAGCAAACACATTTTGAGCAAGAATAATATCCATTGTAGGCAACTTTTTTGCGCTGTCGGAATTCCAAAAATCGCAAATAATATTGTGACCGCATTTTTTTGTTATTTCATATAAATTTTCCGCTGGATCCACTCCATAAGTTTCCCAACCAAGTTCTTTAAAAAAATTTAACTGAGATCCGTCGTTGCAAGCTATATCTAATATTAAACCATTTTCTTTGTTAATGTAGTTGTGAATAAATAATGCATTTTCTTTAAAAAAATCAAGACCCGTTTGACTTGTTCCACTAACATATTTATAACTTTTAAATAAAATTGTAGGATCAATTGCAATTGATAATTGACAATGAAAACATGTTAAGCAATAATTTAGCTTTAACGGAAATAAATTTTCAGTTTCATTAAGTTTGTGAAAATTATTAGCTAGAGGGTGTTCTCCTAAATCGAGCACCGTTTCAATATTTTTTAAGCAACACAAACACTTGTCTAAATTGTTAAATAATTTCATATTTAATATACATACAATACATTTGATTTTATATTTTAACTTATTGATAAATTATAAAATATTAAATGTTTAATGATAAAAGAGGCACATTAATGTTTCCTATTAAACACAACGACTTAGATTTTAAACAATGTACTGTCAGCATAAATAATAAAAATGTTTTTAGAGGAATTCACTGTAACCCATTTGATAAATTAGTCACTTGTATAAAAGGAAAAATACTAGATATAGTTATAAATTTTGATAAAACATCAGAAGATTATTTAATTACTAAATACTACACATTAGACCCAAGCACTGATCTTTATCAATTGCTTGTTCCAAAAAACTGTGGTCATGGTTTTTTATCATTAGAAAACGATTCTACAATTGTATATCATTTCAATGGAATATTTGCTGATAGCAATACAAAACACATTCATTACTTAGACCCCATCTTAAATATTTTATTGCCAACAAAAAATATAATATTATCTGAAAAAGACGATATTAAAAACTATTTTCAACCTCACATTGAATTTAATACATTTAAAAATAATAGTAAAGATTATGTTATTTTTGGAGCAAATGGTTTTTTAGGAAAAAATATTATTAAATATCTTAATTTAAAAAATAAAAAATATATTGAATGCAATTTAAGATTAAATGAGTTAGATAAAATTGAAAATTTTTTAAAAAAACATAAACCAAAATATGCAATAAATTGCGCAGGTATTACGGGAACGCCTAACATTTTTTGGTGCGATGTTAATAAAACAGAAACAATAGAATCAAATGTTATTTATCAGTTAACATTAATAAAATTGTGCAATGATAACAATATTCATTTAACTGTTATGGGAAGTGGTGGAATTTTCAACAATGACAAATTTTACACTGAGTTCGACAATGGCAACTTTTCAGAAAACTTTTACAGCGAAACAAGAATATATCTTGAAAATATGGCTAAACATTATAAAAATGTATTATATTTAAGAGTAAATTACCCAATTTGTGACGATAAATCTGAAAAAAATTTAATAACAAAATTATTAAGTTATAAAAAAATAGACAATATTGAATTATCAATAACATACATAGACAATTTATTTCCTATATTAATTGATATGATTGAACAAAATGAGGTTGGTGTTTGCAATTTTGTTAATAACGGAACTATTAATTTACCTAATATTATGGAAAAATATAACAAATATTTAAAACACGAATATTCTGTTTCAACAGATTTTTTGATAAACAGATCATATTCTAAATTGCTTATTGGAAAATTAAATAAATATAATATACTTAACGCGGAAGATGCAATAGAAAGTTGTATAAAAAATTATTTACTAAAAAATAATACACAGGGCAGTTTATAAGTTTAAAAAGTATTAATTTTATAATAAAAAATACTATAATGCAAAACTTACTAGTAACGGGTGGTTGTGGGTTTATTGGATCAAATTTTGTTAATTATTATTTTTACAAGAATCCTAATGTAAGAATAATTAATTTAGACGCAATGTATTATTGCGCCAGTAGAGAAAATATTAAACCAGAAATTCGCAATTCGCCGCGATATGAATTAGTGCAAGGCAACTTGTGTTCCATGGATTTAATGAGACATATTTTAGAAACTTATAGAATTGACACTGTCATTCATTTTGCCGCACAATCCCATGTGCAAAACTCTTTCGACGATTCTCTCCAATATACAAATGATAATGTGTTGGGGACACACACATTATTGGAGGCTTGCAAGAAATACGGAAAAATTGCAAAGTTTATTCACATTTCCACGGACGAGGTGTATGGCGAATCCATGTTGGACGAGTCCGAATCCAAAAAAAATGAGAACTCGGTGTTGTGCCCCACAAACCCTTATGCGGCAACCAAAGCCGCGGCCGAACTAATTGCCAAGTCTTATTATTTTTCATTCAAAATGCCCATTATTATCACGCGAGGAAACAATGTATATGGACCCAATCAGTACCCAGAAAAATTAATTCCGCGTTTTATCAAGTTATTAAAAGAAGATCAAAAGGTTACTATTCAAGGTGATGGGACAAATGTGCGTGGTTTTTTGCATGTCAATGATGTTTGTAGTGCATTAAAATGTGTTTTAGAAAAAGGTCTGGTCGGCGAGATTTATAATATTGGAAGCGACGATCATCACGAATACACTGTCAAGGAAATTGCGCACAAGTTGATTAAAGAGATAAAAAATACTGAAAATTACGACAATTGGATTTCTTATGTTGAAGACAGACCTTTTAATGATAAGCGCTATTACATTAGCAATGACAAGTTGAAACAGCTTGGGTGGGAAATTAAAACCGATTTTAACCAAGGATTGCAAGAGTTGTTGTAATTATTATTGATTTAATATTTGTTTTAGACCATTTGCAAGTTTATGCGTAAAGTTCGAAGTTCACTTTGCGATAATCAGCGCTATATTTAGCTATCCAACGCGCTTTATCGTCGGAACTGCGCAGATATTCTTGTATATTGTTCAACAACTTGCATAAATCGGCGTTATGAAGAAGATAAAGCTCTTGTTTCGTGGCTTCGGTCATCAAATCAAAGACGAGATGCAAATTCTTCTTGAAAAGGTCGTATCGAAAGTCATCTTTCGCGAACTGGCGCAGTGTTTCGACAATTGCCGCCATTTCGACCTCATTTGGGCGTTTTGTAAGGGTTCTCGGTGTTCTTAAGAATGCGGCAGAGTAGTCTTGAATGATTTCCACAATAGAGTTTTGGAACGACGCGGGTTTTGAAGGATTTCCTTTTTCTACCATAGAAAGAATGACTTCGGGCTTAACCATCACTGGACACACAGTAAAGATAAACGCTTCAAATCCATCGATGGTGAACATTTCAAACGAATGAATGCGAGACATGATTATTAAGGATTTTAAATTCGATAAACGATGCTTTTTCCCTTAGAAAACTTGAGAAAAAATGGTTCAATTTTTTTGCTCAAGGAATGCGACTATATTATATTATCGTTTTGGCTAACAGGTTTACAAAACCAAGAATTTATTAACCAGAATAGACGAACCATATGATTCTTGAATGGCTTTTACACGGTTAGTCTACAAGCAACCAATCTTCCGGCAAGCAAACCCATTTGTAATAACTGTAGCGGTCCCATTTGAACTTGTTGTCTGAAATAAGAAAGGGTTCAATAACTACGGAACCGTGATTCTTATGCTCGTGTCGGTCCTTGTAATCAATTACAGGAACCGAATGTATAATCTGCTGTTCTCTTATTGTCTTGCCTTCGTCCGTGTCATCGTTGTAAACTACTGCAAGATGTCCCTGGTCCTTTTCATTATCCTTGAATCTTGCTATTAACAATGTGCCGCGCGGATAATGTTGTTTCCTATCAAACTTTTGGAGTCGGTTGTTTTGATACAAGTATAAGAACCACGCACCCGTTCCACCTGGAAACTGTTTGTAATATTCTGCGTGTTTTCCGCGAATGCTGTCGCCCAACCCAGGTACACAAAGCCCCTGAAAGCGTCTCAATAAGTTTGGAAATCCGGCGCAACAAATGGACGCATCATTGTCTATTATGTCTTTTGCTGTTGGCGCGTCATCATTTGCACACCAAAATTTGTCAGTTCCTATAAAGGAATCAACATTAGGGTCATACCATCTAAAAGGTAATCCGGCCAGAGATTCTGCATAAGAAAGAGCGTTGTCAATGATACTTTGGTTTGATGTCATGTTTGGTTGTTATTTTCAATTTTAACGAGATTTGCGCGGTTCAATTTTTTTGCCTTGTAAAAGCAATCAAAATGCTGAAAAAAATTAGATATTTATTATACTTTTATGAATTTCTCTTGTTCAACAACGATTTTTATTTTTAAGACTGTAATTCTATTTATTTTAAGCTTCAATAGCTCGTTGTTCAACCAATTCTTCAAATTTATCACCATTCCATTTTACATTGCGACTATTAAACAAGATATTCATATTTCTTACTTCAGGCTTGTCTAGTTCAACATAAAACAATTTTTGTATTTGCTCATCGTCGCGAAAGCGAATCGAATAATCTTGCTGAATATTATTTCTGCCTATTCTGCCAAGAGCCTGAATAATCTTTTCCTGCGTCAAACACAAGTCTTTGCTCAAATATCCGTGACAGAATTGATAATTTGTGCCATAAATATAGTCACTTGACGCAATAATAATGTACAACTTTTGTTGGTCCGCCATTTTCTTCATAATTTCAGTGTATGTTATGCTTGGATGATTTGTAAAGACGCCGATGCCCATTAGAAGTAAGATTTTCCAGCTATCGTCAATATCACTCAAAGACATAATCTCGACAATAAACTCTTCATCAATGTCACTAGTAAACGAGTTTTTCATTGATGTTGAGTTTGTGTTTGAGTTTGTTGCCCATTTTTCAATGTGCGCGCTCTTATTTGGAACAAATAATTCGTTGAGCTGTGCCGATTTTATCATTGTTCGCAATTGTTCCAATCCTTGTTCCAGCTTATTCATTGCAACTGCGTCAGTCCCTGTAGCTGTTTTTACCTTTGCCTCCGGCTTCTTCCCTTTTGGTCCTTTATCTTCACTAGTGTCGTTCTTCATTGTCAATTTCTCAACTAGGTCTTCCATCTGTTTTTCCAAGGAGACAATTTGTTGATTCACTTTATTATTAAAATCGATCTTTCCCATAATATCTTCCATTATTTTTACAGGAATATTCGCCTGCTGGATACAAAACTTGGCAACTTTTGACACATCGTTTGCCAAGAAGATTGTTGGTCCATCTGTCAATGTATACGCGTCTTTCGTCGTAATATAAATGGCACATTGCTCTTCTTGTAGTTGTTGTACTTGTTGTGTTACAATTTGCGGCTGCACTTGTTCGCTCATTAATCGAGACAAGGGTTGACCACTAAGACTCACATGCGGTTTGCTTGACTGAACTGTTGTACCAGGTCCAAGACTCTGCGTCTTTCGCAATTTATTACCCTTTGCATCCACATCAGCATTCGGTTGGATTCTTTTTGTCTGCGCTAATTTCAAGCTATTATATATAGTTGACCATTGTTCGCAGTTGATTTTTTTCAACAGGCGCAAATAATGCAGTTTGATATTTTGCATATTTACATCATCGATGGAAGCAAAATGCCTACCAACCTTAAAATTTGCCGGAACATAATTGTGTGACTCGACATAATGAATAAAATCTACGACGCCTTTCAGGTCGAAATACCGCAATAAAGTCAAATTGCTTTCGCAATGTTTAACAATTTCCAAAATCTGTGAATAATCGTTGCTCATAGTGTGGGGCAATACCACATAGCCAACCTTATTGATAATTGGAATTGACTTCTTGCAATCGTGACTAACAACATTATAGATCTGAGCATCTTCAAACTTGTTCTCAAAGTCGCTGGTGGTTTCAGTGAGCTCGTGCAATTTTGGAAGCGTTGCTGAAGACAAAATCATATTTGGGATTAAGTTTTCGCGCCAATTTTTCTTGATTATTTCGTGCAGTTCATGGTTTTCGTAGTCCATTGTAATCGTAGGTTCATCCCAATAAACAATAATGTCCTCGGCAGAATTAAATGCTTTCATATAAAACATTGCAGGCAAATACGACTTGATATCGCAAATCATAATTTCAACCTTGTCACCAACGCTGTTGTCCACCTTTCCAATTCCACCGCTTTTCTTGTGTTTCGTGTATTCTTTGGCCGCAAAATAGTGGAGCCGAATGTCGTGTGCACTCGCGCAACCGAACGCGAAAGCAATTTTCTTGTTTACGGAGATTGCTGCGCGAGCCAAGGCTAATCCAACATGTCGCGCGGCGCACACAAAGATAATGCGGAATTTCTCAGACAGTCCAATCGGCGACAGTGTTTTTCCAGTGCCTGTTGGGGCAATATAAAGGGTAAGCTTAGGCCCGGGATTTTTCATCAAGGTGAATACTTGCTTTTGATGTTCGTATAAAACGCTGTCAGAATAGCCAAGTAGTAAATTGTTTTTCTCAATGAACTCGACCGCATTTGAAATAACAACTGACATGTCAATTTCGTCTTCCAACTTTGTCAAAATGTTCTTTACAATTTGTTTAATATGGCGATTCACATTGGAAATAGTGATGCGCGTCAATTTGAAGAGCGTAAAGTATTCAATAACCCAATTCGAATTGCCTTGGTGTCTCGAATGCAATATCTTTTTAACAAGGTCTAAGAATAAATACTCGACGGCTGTGTCAAGTTTCATTTTTTCTGCGTTATTTTTATCAAGGCGTATTAGATCAGCTTTTTTAATGACGGGATTTGCATGAACGCTTGTATTAAGCTCACAAATAGTAGGAAATTTCTCTCTAAGTTTTGCAACGACGGGCGCAAAATACTTGTTATACAAATAATCTTCCATGACTTCTCCATATTCTATTTTGAGAAAGCCGAAAAGAGAATTATGCTTGTTATATTTTATATTTACATCGTGAAAACCGCGAATAATCAATTCCAAAACCTCCTTTTCCTCGGGAGAAACGGGAACTTCGATTCCTTGCCATTCCGATTTGGTTAATTTGCGCTGATTTAGGTCCATTCTTTGAGAGTGGTATGGTATATACTATGTAGAATTAGCTTTATATCTTTATTAGTGTTCAATTTTTATTTTTCAACGCATTGATGAAAAAATTGAATGATAAAATGATGAATATAAAAGAACTACAACTAGTTATGAATATGGCAACAACCAACCGCATTATTAGCATTGAGGGAAACATTGGGTCAGGCAAGACGACTCTTTTGACTCGTCTTGAAAAGGTCTTTGAAAAGGACCCCGGCGTTGTGTTTTTGAGAGAACCAGTTGACGAGTGGGAGTCTATCAAAGATGAAGAGGGAGCTTCTATGATACAAAAGTTTTATGCGGATCAGGAAAAATATTCGTTCCCATTTCAAATGATGGCATATATCTCTCGACTAGCGTTATTGAAAGACGCAATGAAGAAACATCCTGGAGCAATTATTATCACCGAGCGCAGTTTGTATACAGACAAGTTTGTATTTGCCAAGATGCTCTACATTATGAAGAAAATCGAAGATGTAAATTACCAGATATACACGAAATGGTTTGACACTTTTGCGCAAGAGTGCCCGATTCATGGATGCGTTTATGTGAAGACGGATCCGGATATTTGTTGTGAGAGAATTGTGAAGCGTTCTAGAACAGGTGAAGACAGCATCCCCTTGGATTATTTAACCAGTTGTCACGACTATCACGAGGCAATGCTAGTCGAAATTTTGCCAATGTTTAAGCGAAGCGCGGAAGATGTTGTTGTTCTGGATGGCAATGTCGATGTATATTCTTGTCCAGAGGAATTAGATAACTGGATACAAAAAATTAACAACCTGATGCAATAGACTTAAAATTTTATTACTTATATGCTCGTTATTTATATACCATTTTTTCTAGTTTGTAAATTGTTGCAATAAATACTTGCAATAAATACTTGCAATAAATAATACTTATAATTAATTATATTACACTAATTTATAATATGAGTAACGCCGTTGTTACAATGTCGCCAACAGTTCCTTCGAATTTATTAATACCTAACGATTCAAAGGATCCCAACGCTACATCATTAGCTATTGAATCTTTGCAAAAACTTGTATATTCTGGTTTAACGCAGAATAACTTTGAAAATGTTTTATTAGTTTCTACCGAGGTTCAAGAATATCAACAGTTTATTGATTCTGCAAACCAAAATACTTTTGCTGTTGCTTATTCTCGAATGTCTTGTAAAACGGAATTGATGGAATTATTAAGGAGCAAAGCGCAATCATTGCAAAGAATTGGATTTGTCTTTCATTCGGCTAGGAATAACGAGAAGGCCTTTTTAGATGGGAAATCGCTTTTTTTAGCGAATGAACTCGGTAATGATTCTGATAATTCTGATGATTACAGTGAAAATTTGCAATGGTTACTAGATGTTATTAGCGAATTCAGTGTAAAGAATGTTGATTTTCTGGCTTGCGAAACATTAAATAGTGATTTATGGAAAAACTATTACAGTTTTTTAACCGAGAAAACGGGAATAACTGTAGGAGCATCAAATACTAAGACTGGAAACTTGAAATACGGAGGTAACTGGATAATGGAAAACACTGGCGAAGATGTAGAAAGGGTGTATTTCACGGAAAGCATCGAATATTATAAGTATTTGTTGGCTACAATTGGTCCGATCGATGGTTTGTATTATTCAACCGATTCCCCAAGCGCGGGTCAAGCAACCGTTGTCAATAACGCAAGTTATAACAGATTAACAAATGTAACAATCCCAGCCAGTGTCACAAGTGGTGTTACACCTTACAGTGTAGTTTCTATTGAACCTAGCGCATTCGATAGTTGCACTGGTTTAACAAGTGTCACCCTTGAAACAGGTCTCCAAATTATTGGCAATTATGCATTCTTTAGTTGCAGTGGTTTAACGAGTGTTTCCATACCATCGAGTGTAACAACTCTTGGCGATTATGCATTCCAATATTGCACTGGTTTAACGAGTATTTCCATACCATCAACCGTTACAACTTTTGGCGATAGTGCAATCGCTAATTGCAGTGGTTTAACGAGTGTCGTCCTTGATCCAAATCTCACAATTATTGGTGTTAGTGCATTTGAAAATTGTACTAATTTAGCAACTGTCGCTATACCATCTAGTATTACAACTTTTGGCGATTTTGCGTTCGCTAGTTGCAGTGGTTTAACGATTGTCACCCTTTACCAAGGTCTCCAAATTATTGGTCCTTATGCATTCGGAAGTTGCACTGGTTTAACAACTGTCACCATACCATCGAGCGTAACAACTATTGGCGTTAGTGCATTCGTTACCTGCAGTGGTTTAATGAGTGCATATTTTGATGCTTACCCTAATTTACCAATTTTAGGATCTAATTGTTTTTTATCGACAAATCCAACCAATACAGCTTATTATTATGATGGTGTCAATGATTCTAATGGAGACCCAATACCTGATAATGATTACCCTGCATATTTCACACCCTACGGATTTTTTACTGCACAATCACAAGGCCCAGGTCCTAGTCCCGGTCCTGTTGTCTGTTTCAAGGAAGGTTCGCGAATATTAACCAAAAATGGTTACCGTTACATACAAGACCTAAGAAAAGGCGACCTAATTAAAACAGTTCTACACAATTTTGTGCCTGTCGCAATGATTG